GATAAAGGTGTTAAGACCATCGAGTATCAATATTCTACTATTAATATTCGATGGTCCACCTTCTTGATGTTCCTTAACAACTTCATGGAAAAGTTTATGATATCTTTTAAGATTCTTCATTCACAAATTCTTCATCTATTTCAATATCATCAATTCCAATATTATCACCTGGTTTGTATGTTAATATATACGCATCACAAATAGCATTGTATATCTCATCCTTCAATTCTAAATCTGCTTCAAGTTTACCTTGAAAGTCTTTTGATAAGAATTTTACATCTTTGCCATTTGCTCTTTTGTATGTATACCATGCACCAGCTGTACTCACCAATTTGAATTGTTTCATAACATTTAGCCAGCCACCAAAATCATCAATCCCACTTTCAAAGTAAATATCATAATCGATAGTCTTTAATGGTGGGCCCATTCTGTTTTTAATAACTTGGCATCTAGTCTTAATACCAACAGTCTGATCAACGCCATCTTTTTTAACTTTGATCTGTCCTACTGATTTTAATCGTAACCGTACTGATGAGTGAAATGGAATTGCTTTTCCACCACTTGTTGTCCAAGGATCACCAAATGCTACCCCTAGCCTTGAACGAAGCTGATTTGTAAACAACAAGGCAATTCGTTGTCTACCAATTAGATTTGTAATCTTACGCATACCTTTTGATAATATGATAGCTTTACTTGTAGCCCAACCATCTTTATCATAATCTGCGGCTTGTTCAATTTTTGTTGAAGCACCCATTACTGAATCTACTACGATTGTTACCAATCGATCTTTGTTAGATTTTCTAACTGATTCAATAATACTTTCAATTGCTTCAAAAATATCTTCAATAGCATCTAATGGAACATAGAGCATTTTTTCCAGGTCTAATCCAATTGCTTCGAGAAATTCTCGGCTAACTGCATTTTCTGTATCAATATAAACGGCTAAACCTCCTTGTTTTTGCGTATCCGCTAAAGCATGAGCTGCCAATAATGATTTACCTGAAGCTTCTAATCCTGTTATCTCAGTTATTCTACCAACTGGAAAACCTCCACCTTTTCTATTTGAGATAGCTAAATCTAGCATAGAAGAGCCTGTACCAACCCATCCACCAACTTCACTTGGCGAATCTGTATCTCCGTTAAGGAAATATGCAACCTTATAATTTGTATTCTTAAATTTCTTATTAAGTCCTTCTTGAATACTTAATCCTAACGCTGCAGAGAGTTCGTCTGCTTGTTCTGCTTTTGTTTTCTTTGCCATATAAATAACCTCTATTAGTCGTTAAACAAGTCATCAAATGCCGCTCCGACATCATCTACCTTGTTCACTCCTGTTGTAACTGGTTCTTTCTTTTGTGTTACTGATTCAGCTGGTGTTGATGCTGGATCTGTAGTTTCTTCACCTTCTGGGTTTAACCAATTTGCTAATGCTTCTTTTAACTCATCATATGATGGTTCTTTAAAAATATCTGATAAATTAGGTTGATTATTTGCAACCGCATCCATAACATTTTTATCTTCAGTTAAAGCAGTAACATTAGGTTTTACTCTAATTGCTGTTTTAGGAAATTGTCCTGGTCCTTCTGCTGGTGTAAACTCAACTAAAATATCTCTACCATTCATTGGGTCTGTAATATCACCATAATCTGGATCTGCAATAACGCCTAAAAGTTCTTGATAAACTAATTTACCAAATCCCCAAAATTTAACACCTTCAGATTCTTTACCTCTAATTAGTACAGGAACATAAGTTCTCATTTTAGGTTCCATTTTCTTACCTAATTTCCATTCATCTGAATTACCAGAAGATTTTAATTTTTCAGAAAATTCTACTACTGGATCTGGTCTACCATGAGTTACAGGAGATAAGTAATTTTTCTTACCTAAATCATAGTGAAAGTACAATTCGTTAAACGGATTGTCTTTGTTATGTTGATAAGGTACAATTCTTATGATTTGTTTACCTGGTTCAGGTTTCCACAGATTCGAAGTTCTGTTATTTGATGTTTGTAATTGATTAAGTTTTGCCTTAATCGCGTCTAAATTAATTGCCATTTTATTTCTCTCTTTATTGTTTAATGGTTAATAATTATTAAATATAACAACTTTATTTCATTAATCCTAGTGATTTATCAAAAAAGTTGTAAAAAAGTTTTTATTTGTTAATTTTTATTTAGCTAAATTTTTCTTTTCCATATAGTCATTGATGGCAACAATAATGGCATCATATTCTGGATCATCTTCTTCTATAGCGTCTTGTGTTGGCGCGTCATATACACTAGTAAATATTGCACCATCTTGCATACGTTCTTTTGAAGCTGTCCATGGCTTACCATTTATAGTGCCTTCAAAATCTATCACATCATCAGATGTTTCATTATGGTTTAATACTTTTACCTTCAAATTTGGATCTATCTTACCAATCTTATTTCTTGTAGAGAAATCAGATTTTTCTGGTTCGATCCATGCTTCATTTAGTAAACCAGAATCATTACTTCTTAATTTACCTTCAAAAAGTTGTTTATATTTTTTACCTAGATTCATATATCTATCCTTTTATATAATTCTAAAACTATTCTACGGTATCCATCTTGATTAGTTAATAATAAACTATTCTTATAATTTTCCCATGCTATTACAAATGTTTTATCTAAAACTCCATTATTAACTGTTTTAATAATTTCATTCAATGCATTTACCGTATATAAAGTATTTGTATCCTTCTTTCTATGTATTAGTATTGTATTTGGTGTTTTTTTATAATCCTCTGTAGGATCAACGTTATACGTTACATATACATCGTTTGGCTTATCTGCATCATTAAATACAAAAATCTTCTTTTCAACAATAGTATAGCTTTGTTTAACATAGTCTACTATTAGATTAAGATCCTTTCTATGCGCAAATGTACATAATAAATTTGTTTTTGCCAAAATCCTCTTCCAGTTTTATTTCTATTATAAATATCGACTTTTACGCTGAAACCATATCAATATTCATCGTTGATTATCATTTCTTCAAGCGCGTCTTGTTTAATATCTTTTTTAAATTTTTCTTGAACTTCTGGTGTCCAATCATCAGAATTAAATGTTCCTTGAGTTAATGCAGTCGCCATTAATCTTGTTTGAGCCATTTCCATTGTAGGAGAGCCTCCTAATCCTTTTGTTCTACATTTCAAAGTAAATAAAGGATATTGTTTATTATTTTCATGTTTAAATAAAATTGTTTTGTTTTCATAATCCATTTCAATTGAATCTTCTATAATTTTATTTAAATCATCTACTGTTGCTTTGCCAGCTCTTACTTCTTTTAATTTTTCTGTAAATTTACTTCCTAGTAATGTAGATAATGTACTTTCATTTAAAACTGCTCCTTCAGCACCTTCTCCGTATAATGTAATGAATTCATTTATACCACCTGCCTTTGTTGTTTCATTAAGACCTAATGTTTCTGATACATGTAATGATTTAACTATATGCTTTTTTAATCCTTGCTGAGCTCCTTGATTTTGTTTTAATTCAATATACATATTATCATTCATTATGTTGTCAATATTTCTTAATTCTGTTTCTTGTGTAGGAAATTTTGCTTTTAATATTTTTGCAAAAGCTTTTTTCTCATTAACAGATGCATTACCAGATTTTACTTTTTCTATTAATATACTAGGATTTTCAAGAGCTTTAAAATATGCAGGACTATCTTTTCCTGCAAAATGTTTTGCTTTTTGTTCTGGAGTAAGTTCTGATGCAGCTTTTTTAATCTGATCAGGGGTTACTACTGCGGTTACTTTATCAACGGCAGCTGCCCAATGTTTATTATACTGTTTAATACTAATTGCATTTTCTAAAGCTTCAACAGATTTAGGATCGATGGTTTTATCATTTTTTAAATTATTAATAATAATATTAGATTGAGTTTCCCAGCCACCACTATTTATAAAAACTGTACCTGTCTTTTTTAATGATATACCAACAACCGTACCATCTTTCTTTTGTATAAATGCATCAGATGATGTTTTAACTTTTGGATCAACTCCTATTGCCTGTCTTCCTTGATCTGTATCCCATGCTACGTTTTGTATATTTTTAAAACCTATTTCTTTTTCTATCCTTTTAAGTGTTCCAATTGCAGATGGAACCCATTTTTTACCTTCTTTTTTGTTTAATACATGATCAGGTGAATTGACTAATTTTGTAAATTCTGCTTCTATTTCTTCAAAAGATTTGCCTTGTAATGCCATCTGGATGCCTGTATGAACCATTGCCTCGCCAGCTCTAGATTCAGGAGTGCCAGCTCCAACATCTTTTTTACCTTTTGCAATTGCTTGTGCCTTTGCTTTTTTATTTGTCATTTCTAAAGATGATTTAACTGAAGCTTTATCTACCTGAAGTAAATCATCAGCCGGTAATTTTGTTTTAGTTGGTTTTTCTTCTTTTCCGGCCACATAT